GAAACCAATCGCTGAATATACTTGATAAGTATCTTGAGACAGAAGAGTCAGAACGTCCACCTATGATGTTTGTACTTGATTCTCTTGGTATGCTATCAACTACTAAAGAGATTGAAGATACTGCAGAAGGAAAAGAGACAAGAGATATGACTCGAGCACAAATTACTAAGGGTGCATTCAGAGTTCTAACTCTTAAACTTGGACGTGCAAAAGTGCCAATGATTGTAACCAATCACACTTATGACGTTATAGGTTCCATGTTCCCACAAAAAGAAATGGGTGGTGGTTCAGGTCTTAAGTATGCGGCCTCTTCAATTATATTCTTGTCAAAAAGGAAAGAGAAGGACGGTACAGAAATCATTGGTAATATCATTCATTGTAAGAATGCTAAATCAAGATTGACTGTGGAAAACAGAATGGTAGATGTCAGACTTACATATGATAAAGGTCTTGATAGATACTATGGGTTACTTGACCTTGCACTTGCCTTTGACGTATTCAAAAAACAAGGAACGAGAGTTCTTTTACCAACAGGTAAAACAGAATACGGTAAGACAATCAATAACAATCCTGAAAAGTATTTTACAGAAGACGTTATGGATAAATTAGAAGAAGTAGTTAATGAGTATTTTAAGTATGGAAAATCAAGCGAGACTGGAACAGACGATTCTCAAGAATCTAGTTCTTAACGAAACATTTAGTAGAAAAGTATTACCCTACATTAAGGGTTCGTATTTCACTGAGATGGACGAAAGGACTGTCTTCTCAGAGATATCTGATTACTTTTTAAAGTTCAACCAGCCCCCTACAACTGAGGCACTTCTCATAAATCTAGATAGTAATGAAGAGTTATCTGATAACATTCTAGGTTCAGCAAAATCAGTTGTAGCGGGGTTCGGTTCTTTTGAGGAAGATACTCCTGTAGAATGGTTGACGGAAGAAACTGAGAAGTGGTGCCAAGACAGAGCAATCTATCTTGCACTTATGGACAGTATTGAAGTCGTAGACAAAAAGTCTCAAAGGTCTACAGGTGAGATTCCTGAATTATTGAAAGACGCCTTATCAGTTACATTTGACGCAAACGTAGGTCATAATGTATTAGAAGACTCGGAGAAAAGATTTGAGTTTTATACTACAGAAGAAGAGAAGATACCATTTGATTTGGAATACTTCAACAAAGTGACTAAGGGTGGATTACCAAACAAAACTTTGAACATTTGTCTCGCAGGAACAGGTGTTGGTAAATCACTATTCATGTGTCACTGTGCTTCTGCTCACTTACTTATGGGTAAGAATGTATTGTACATTACCATGGAAATGGCAGAAGAAAGAATCGCAGAAAGAATCGATTCAAACATTATGAATGTACCAATCAAAGAACTGCCTGATATGTCTAAGTCAATGTATGGTAAGAAGATTGAAAAACTAAAAGACAAAACAAAAGGTAGAGTATTCATTAAAGAATATCCTACAGCAGCTGCTCATGTTGGACACTTTAGACACTTACTACAAGAACTAGAACTCAAGAAAGATTTTAAACCCGATATAATCTATATCGATTATCTAAACATATGTGGGTCATTACGTATCAGACCTGGCGCTGGTGCAAACTCTTACACATTGGTCAAGAGTATTGCTGAAGAAATGCGTGGTCTTGCGGTTGAATATGACGTGCCCATTATGAGTGCAACACAAACTACAAGAAGTGGTTTTGGTTCTACCGATATTGGTTTAGAAGATACCTCAGAATCATTTGGATTACCTGCAACAGCAGACTTTATGTTTGCTTTGATTACGTCTGAGGAACTAGAAGAGTTAGACCAAATGGTGGTCAAACAATTGAAAAACAGATACAACGACCCTACAGTATTCAAAAGATTTGTTTTGGGTGTTGATAGAAGTCGTATGAAATTCTATGACTGTGAACAAGAAGCACAGGAAGAACTCGTTGATAGTGCAATTGCACAGGAAGACGACACGCCTGTAATGGACAGAAATGAGAAATTCAAGGACTTTAAAATATAAAAATACCTAAATAGTAAGACAGTATGGTATTATTATGGCAAAGAATTTGAAATCGCAAGAAGTTCTAGACTTACTACAACAGAAAGTTAGTTTGAAAAAGGAATTAAGACTTGCAAGAAAACAAAAAGACTCTAATGAGGTGCAACGCCTCAATGGTGCCATATCTTCTATTGACAAACACCTTAGTTCGACACCATTACAGAAATCATAAATAGTAGACAAACACTTCAAAAGGTGGTAGCCTACTATTATGGCAGTTAAAAATTTACATTTAGAACATTTAGAAGACGAGATTATCAATAATGGTATTGATGGTGGACGTTCTGCTATCTATTTCCTTATGGAACTACGCAAAATGCTCAAGGGTAATAGTAGTTCACGTGTTAACATGACTGTCAAATGGGACGGTGCACCTGCTATATGGGCAGGGCCTCACCCCGAATCAGGTGAGTTCTTTGTTGCAAAGAAATCTTTATTCACCCAAAAACAATTACACTATAAATCAGAACAAGAAATCAAAGACGCACCTGAACTTACAGGTGACCTAGAAGAAAAATTCCTTACTTCATTTAGATATCTTTCAAAAGTAGGCATGAAAGAAATCCTACAAGGTGATTTAATGTATACTAATGATAAAGGTTCTACTAAATTTGATGACGGTAAGTACATTACATTCCAACCTAATACAATTCTATACGCAGTCAAAGAAGATTCAGACTTAGGTAAAAGGATTAAGAAATCAAAAATGGGTATCGTATTTCATACCACATACAGTGGTTCTACCATAGAAGGATTAGGTGCTAAATTTGGTGCAAATATAAGTGGACTAAAACAAGGTAACGTTTGGATAGATGACGCAACATATAAAGACGTTAGTGGTACAGGTTCAATGACTGCTAAAGAAGCAATGCATTTATCTAAGATACTAACCGCAACAGGTAAAGCATTCCATGGAATCAAGAAAAATGATTTAACTAAGTTCCAAAAAGTTATGGCAACTATGGAATCAAAAGGTGCTTCGGGGGCAACATATAAAACATATGCTAACTCACTTATACGTACAGGTGGTAAATTCAAACCAAACTCTCAAGACTACATAAACTATGTTGGTAAATATTGGGAAGAAAAAATAGTTGCAAAAGTAAAACAAGAAAAGACTAAGAATATCAAAAGAGAGATTGGACAAGATTTAATTAAAGAATTAAATGGATTAAGAAAAATGATTGATAATCTTACTGCTTTCCAATCATATTTGGTAGAAGGTAAAATGTTAATTATCAATTGTCTTAACAGAGTTAAGGGTATAGGAACATTCAAGAAAACAAACAAGGGATTTGAAGTAGTAAATCCCGAAGGTTACGTAGCAATCGATAAAGAAGGTGGTGCTGTTAAACTGGTAGACCGTATGGAATTTGCCTATAATAACTTCACTGCACAAAAGAATTGGGATAAATAGAAGTATGTATGACGATTTAATAATAGAAGACGCAGAATACCAAGGTAAGAAGGTCAAACTGAATGACCCTATCAGAAACCCTAGTGGTAGTAAAAAGAAGTTCAAGGTCTACGTTAAGAACGATAAAGATAATGTCGTTAAGGTTGAGTTTGGTGACCCTAATATGGAAATCAAACGTGACGACCCCAAGAGATTAAAAGCATATCGTGCTAGAATGAACTGTGATACAGACCCAGGCCCAAAATGGAAAGCAAACTATTGGTCTTGTTGGCAATGGAGAGCAAACGCACCAGTAGATGACGATGTCAAATATGACTTTGAATATTTCTTAGGTGAAGTAGTATCAATGAAAACTAGACTGAAAATGAAACAGGCATTCAAGAAGAACAAAGCAAAGATACTAAGAGCAAGAAAGAAAGCTGCTAAGAAACCACAACTACAGAAAGGTCAGATAGAAAAGAAAGCAGAATTACAGGCACGTAAAGCAATAGAAAAGAAAATTCTTAAAGGTAAATCCAAGAAAGATTTAGGTGTTGGTGCAAAAGCAGCCCTTGAAAAACAAATGGCGAAGAAACAAAAAGCAATCAAGAAGATTGCTATGAAGATACGTAAAGACGTAATCGCAAAAGAGAAAGCAAAAATCAAAAAGAAACTTGGGGGTGTGAATGAAGAGTTTGCATTACCAAAATATCCAGCACAAACTGATATCAAATTTAAAGAGGATGATTGGGTAATTGGTGACCCTGAAAAGGGATATGAGTATGACACCTCTAAGACTGGTGACCAAAACATGGAAATCATGAATGACTTGGTGGATAAAGAAAGGGAGACAATGAAGTGAAATCTTTTAGGTCATTTAACGAGGCAAAAGAAAAGGGTGCTACATTTACATTTGGTAGATTCAATCCACCCACCACTGGTCACGCAAAACTAGTCAAGAAGTTGGAACAATCTTCCAAAGGTGGTTATGTGCCTTTAATTTACACTTCACATTCAAGTGACCCTAAAAAGAATCCTCTTAGTTACAAACAAAAAATTACATACCTCAAGAAGTTCTTTCCTAAGATTGGTGTTATCAATACACCTGCACGAACTATCTTTGAAATTGTAGTAGACCTACACAACAAAGGATATACAAATGTACGTATGGTTGTAGGTTCAGATAGAGTCAAAGAGTTTGATATGCTTGTTAAGAAGTATAACGGAAAAAAAGGAAGACACGGTTTCTACAAATTCAATTCAATCGACATTATATCTGCTGGTGAACGTGACCCTGACGCAGATGACGTATCAGGAATGAGTGCAAGTAAAATGAGAGCACTTGCTGGTGAAGGAGACTTTGACGCATTCCAAGAAGGTGTTCCAAGTAAAAACAAAAGATTGGCACAGTCATTATATAAAGACGTTAGAACTGGTATGGGTATCAAAGAAGAAACTATACCTTGGTATATCAGAGAAGATTTGATTATGGAAGGTGTTTATGACCAAGGAATATTCAAAGCAGTATTTCTTATGGGTGGGCCAGGCAGTGGTAAATCCACAGTTGTAGATAGACTTGCACTAAAACCACTAGGTTTAAAACTTGTAAACACGGACAAAGCATTTGAAGTGGGACTAAAGAAAGCAGGTTTGGGACTTGACTTAAGAGGTGCAGACTTCTCTAAAGTTGACCCTGTACGTGCGAAAGCAAAGAAGATTACAGGTATGAATCTAGATAATTATATTGAAGGAAGACTAGGACTTATATTTGATACCACAGCTGCTAAGTCAAGCAAGATTGCAAACTATAAAAAGATGTTAGACAAACTAGGATACGATTATAAAATGGTATTCGTAAATACTTCTTTAGATAACGCACAAGCAAGAAACGATATGAGAGCAAGAAAACTACCACCTGAAATAGTAAAGGGTGATTGGGACGCCTCACAAAAAAATGCAAGTAAATTTAGAGCAATGTTCAAGAAAGATTTTGTAGAGATAACAAATAATGATGATGTTAAATCATTAGAAAAGAAAGCAGACCAGTTGTATAGTAAACTACTGACATGGACAAGTAAGTTCCCTAGTAACAAAATGGCAATGGCATGGAGAGAACAAGAACTTCTTAAAAAGAAGTCTAAATAAACATATGAGAGTAACAAAAACTTACAAACAATCTGAATGGTTAGTAGAAGGCCCCGAAGAAGCAGCCTCTCTTAAAGCAGACCAAGCACGTGAAGTTGAAGATTTAAAACGAAGACACGAAGACGAAGTTGAAAATTTAAAACTGAAACACGAAAGAGAGTCGGAAAGACAATCAAAAAAAGACGAAGCAGAAGCTGAAAGAGAATCACAACAAGAAGATACTTTACCTGATATCGAAGATTCAAAATATTTACAAGACGCTGTTGACGAAGGTAAGTTAGTTAGTAGTGTAGACAATGTACTTGATATTATTGTTAAAAAACTTAAATCTGAAATGGGTAAAAGATATAAGAAAGATGCAAAAGACGGAATAACATTTATTAGTTCTATAGCAAAAATGGTAGGAATTGTAGTATCTGATAAGAAACAAGGGAAAAACAGATTGTTCTTAAAACAAGGTGATGAATTAGAAGAAGGACTTTGGGACAATATCAGAAAGAAAAGAGCTCGTGGTGAAAAGATGAGAAAGAAGGGTGAAAAAGGAGCTCCAACCCAAGACCAAATTCAAAGAGCACAGGAAGACAAAGAAGAACAGGATAAAGACGTAAAAGATAAAGAAGGTACTCAACCTAAAAAGTATTACAAAGGTTTAGATAAAAAAACCAAAGAAAAAAGGGACGCACACTTCAAGAAAGGACTAACTGGGCCTGCGCCTGGCGATGAAGACGAAGATGGCGAACCTACAAAGACTAAAAAATCAGTTCATACTAAAAAGTTTGATAAAATGTTCGGAAAGAACTAAGGATAAATATATGTGCACATGTTGTAAATGTTGTAATTGTACATGTTGTTAGGGGAAAGATATGATAGGTAATAAAACAGATAACGGAGTTCATGAAATTGGGACAGACGATATACGTCTGACTTACCAACATGATACGCCTGGCCAAGACGTAGAGAATTACATAAAGGAACAAGAGAAAGCATTCCACGAAGAGAAAGATAGAACTAAGAAACATTTCTCACAGGTATTTGGTAATCCTTTACAGGGTTATCCTCACAACGAAGCATTTGAAGTCAAAGAAATCAAAGAAAATCAAGAAGTATTTGAGAACGAAGAAGGACTTAAAAACAAAGCAGAAAAGTCAGGAATATCTCTAGGTATTCTAAAACAAGTATACAACAGGGG